GAATTATTTTTCAAAAGCGGCAAGAGCTTGTAAGGCTGCTCCAGATAAGAAAGCTTGTATGGCTAAAGTAAGAGGCGGCGCTATTACACAAGCTGCAAGAACTATTAATAGTCAAAAAGGATCTTGCAAGAAATCAGCAGATCCAGCAAAGTGCGCAGCCAAACTAGATGCAAAACTAGCAAAAATGCGCGCCAAATTGGGATCATTAAAGTAATCAGTAATAAAACTTTGAATAGAATTGGCATGGTTATAAGAAATTATAACCATGCCAATTTAGAATTTATGTGATTTTTTTGCTGGTCAGAAAGGAAGTTTTAGATGTTTTACAAAAAACGAATACCCGATTTTTTAAAAGAAAATTTAACTGATAGAGCATATACATTGTGGGATGGTATTAATAGACTTTTGCCGGATACTTGGGATAAACCAACATCATCAACTGGAAAATATCATAAAAAAAGTAATGGCGAAGTACCAACTCAAGCAGAGCATGTCTACCAAATGTTATATGCTGCAAAAAAATTATTGCGGTTATTTGATATAGAATGTAAAACAGATGATTCTGATAAACTCTTCTTTGCGATTGCCCTTCACGATACGTTGAAATATGGAAAACTTGGAACCAGAGCTCATAGTGACAAAACTCATGATAGTCTTGCAGCCGATATGATTTTATTTTACAAAGAAACTTTTTTAAAATTATTTAATGAGCAACAAATACAAGTCATAGAAGAAGCTATAAGATTTCATTCGGGACGTTGGAGTACAGATGTAAGGGATAGGCAAAATTTTTCATTTAAAAATGTCAATACAGAAACTTTCTTTGTGCATCTATTAGATATGATGAGCACAGAAGATCTAATACAAACGGATATAAGGGATAATGACACTTGCGAACACAACACTCGTACCGGAGCTACAGTATTGGTTTAACCAATACGTTCAAAACTCTTCTATAAATCGTTATGAAATACCAATGCCCGTACCCGTCCCGCCTTTATTTTTAAAATCAAATTCGGTTGTTGCTTTGCTTTTTAATAAAGAATACCAACACACCGATTTTATATATAATTACAGAGAAGAAACACAAAAATTATGTTGGCCAGAAATGGTCAGACAAAGATTAATGCTTTATCCATCTTCAAAATATCTTGTAGCTGATAGTAGCGGAACAAATATATTTGATATACAATATGATGCTTTAGTTATGCTTGATGCATTAAATGTATACCGGAATGATTCAACTAGTTTAGTTATGATAGATACAACTGGCTTATCATTAATAACAGATGCGACAAGCAATACTGCAATTTTATATACTATGTATGACTCGCTTACAACTAAATTAGCCAAATTAATATATCTATACTTAGATTTACAAGTAAGAAGTAATTATGAAAATTATAATAATATCAATATCATTACCTGTGGAACATTATTAGAAACCTGTTTTGAAGCATTTGTCTTAGACGCCTATTTTGATTTTATGACAAATATAGAGGCACCTCTTGGTATGCAGTGTCCTCTACCACCAGAACCAATACAATAAGGGAGATTAGATGAAGTCACCATTAGAACAGTTTCTGGGCCTATTCAAAGGAGTAAGCGGGCAAACTGGAAGTTACTATGAAAAAATACATGGATCCAACGCCGGCGAAATTAAATACTTTGAGCAACACCCAGAAAATAAAAGTGAATGGAAATTACTGACTCCTCCTGACTCAGCTATTACAAGCACAGAAACTGCTATTGGAAAATCAAATAAAACAAAAGCAGAAGATTATTTTACTAATGTTATTGATCAAACATCATTTAATACAGCTGACTATAAACGCTTAAGAAAGTTCTTTGTTGATCTATTTGGAACAATGAGAACTAAGTCAAGTTTATCAAGTCAAGTTACGGATCCACATTCATTATCAAATAGCGATTTAGATGAACTATTTAGAAGCTTTGGTTTTAAATATTCAACTATTCTTCGTGGTGTGGATGAAAATCCGCTAGAACAGAAAGTACAATTCTTTTTAGATTTAGTTAATTTATATAAAATAAAAGGCACACCTCGTTCACTAGTTGAAGTGTTACAATATTTTGGGATAACTGAAGTTGATATTTATGAATTTTTTCTTAAGTTAAAAAGCAATGGGGATTTAATTTTTGATGGAAATGCTGTTGCTGGAACTTCATTAAATCCTCCAAATCTTATAGTTCCATATACAAATGCAACTCTTGGAGATCCTCACTGGATTTATACAGAGTCACAAATTAAATTATTAAATACAATTAATAAAATAAATCTGCCTTCTAAAACACCATATATTGGAGTTTCTCCTCAAGTATCTTTAGAGAATGCTGAAACAAGTTTATTACAGAGAATAATGCAAGATCAGTATTTGGAGTATGTAAATACTTGTACTGGTGCTTATTATGAGAAAATTCATGGGTCTAATATTGGGGAAATTAAATATTTTAAGAACCACCCAGAAAATAATAGTGATTGGGTTTATTTATATCCAACTGGTGGTAATCTTACTTTAAATGCAGAGATTACATTTTATGGTGAAGTAAGATCCTTCCTAGAATTATATTTATCTACAATTTATAAATTTAATCAGCTATATTTTGTTGGGGATGAGAATCAAAGGTTTGTTTGTTATGATGGTTCAAATAGTGACTATATTGAAGTTACAGCTGATTTTAAAACATTATCAAATACAATTCCTGCAAGTAGAGCAGATCAAAAATTAAAATATCAAGCGTATATAAATACATATACTAGATTAACTGTTACAAACTTTTTAGTTGACAGAAATACTTGTGGTAATGTTTTAAATGCAATTAACCCAACATTAAAAAATTCATTAGATTTGGATATTAATCCATATGAAACATTAACATCTTTATTATCAGATGTTAATAGATGGGTTAGAAATAATCTTGGGCTTGGTTTTATTAATTTTGGTTTCGTATTATTTGGAATGGCCGATTTCTTTAAAGAACTAAAACCAGTTATTGATTTCTTTAAACCATATAGAACTCGTCTTTTATTATTTGAAAATTTACAAGTTAATAGTAGATTATTTAATAGTATTCTAACTGAGGATTCTTTCAGTTTTGATGCTGAAATAACCAATCTTGATTTTATTACTTCAAATAGTAGTCCATGTTGTACGGTAGCAGAACAATTTATTCCTCGTCCAATTTTAGTAGGTGTTGAACTGGTAGCTAAAGATTCAACATCAATTAACATCTTTTTATCTGATCATCAATTAACATCAAAATATGGTATTGGACTTACTTTAGAAAGTACAGATACAGACCCATCAATTATAACCTGTGGAATTCATTATAAAACAAAAGAATTTTTTATGGTTACATTCAGTAGTCCAATTGATACAGATAACTTTGTTCTTAATTGGACTATTAACTCAACTGAAACTGGTGGAGAAGCAGAATTAATAACTGGTCAAACACAAAGAACAATTATATTCCCAGTAGCCAGAGCAAATAGTCAATATTCAATTTCTGCTGATATTGAAAATGACGATGTAACTCCCTCTATTTATGTAACTAAAATTATTGATAAAACAAATGAAGGTTTTACTGCCTTATTTTCAAGCCCGATTGACTCAATGTTTTATAAAATAAATTGGGCTATTAATGAGAAAGTATGCGGTAGTGATTTAGTTACTTATGGGGATTCAATAAAAACAGTTAATATTCCTTTACAATCTTCTAATAATTATCCATTAATTGTTGATATTTATGATACCATTAGTTCTTCTAATATTTATGCTTATATAGTTAATAATAAAACTTCTTCATCATTTGATATTAGATTTTCTGATATTGTTACTGACGCTGAATTTTTCTTTAATACATTAATTGTTAATTGGTTTATTCCATCTAGTAGCGACTATATTCCAGTTTCAGAAATATGCGGGGATGATATTTCTCAAACAAGATATACTCGCGATAATTTTATTTCCCCACCTGCTAATTTAGCATGGAAAGGATTTTGGCAAAGTAATCGAGTATATGCTGTTAATGATGGAGTTTCAATTGCAAACGGAAAGCATTATTATTGCACAACATCAAATTTATCATTGCCTGAGACAAGACCTGATACTGGACTAACTTGGGATTCTTATTGGGCAGAATATAGTTACTATGGAGTAGCTAATGATCAAACTGGTATAACATTTTATTCAAGAGAAACATATGACTGTGGATCAAATCATGACTTGGGAGCTGTTTCAGATTTTAGACGAAATGTTTTTATTGAAATTCAAGATACTAAAATTGATAGATTGAAATGCCCGGATTCTTCCAGTGTATATATAACAAATGAAGTTATGCTTAATTATGGTAATGTTATATGCGGAGTTCAAAAGATACCAACTGGTTCAACAAATATAACAGTATTAATACCTGAAAGACAAACTGGGATTTATGCAGTTAGTGCGTCATTACAAAATTTAGATGCAACCGCAAATGTTTCTATTATTAACTGTGGTGTTATAATTAAAACATCTGGATTTTTTGTTATTGCATTTTCTGACCCAATTGATACTTCTAACTGGTCTTTAAATTGGTCGATAAATACCTCTGATAAAGCTGGAGTTACTCCATTAACTTCTGGAATAACAGAAAAAAGAATTTATCTAGCAATTCCACAAAGTTTGCCAAATTACTTTGCCTCAGCATTATTGCATTGTTTCGAAAATGATACAGATATTTTTGTAACAAAGATAATTGATAAAACAAGCGATGGTTTTACTGTTGTATTTTCAAGCCCGTTACCATCAGATAAATTTAATTTAGACTGGTCTATCAGTGATATAAATTATGGAGGCGAAGGCATTCCTCCTGGATTGAATAAAATTACAGTTCCTCTATTATCATATGTACCTGATAGTACTACCTATCCCGTATTAATTGATTATTATGATGCATCTGCTTTAGCATCTATGGTAAGCGGAACTTCTTTACCAGAAAATATAACGTATCATGCAGTTTCTATTCTGCCAGATGGAAGAATTTTAGTCACCGGCGGTAATCATAATGGAACAGTAAGAGCCGAAACTTATTTTGGAACTATTACAGGAAATACCATAACTTGGGTGAGTGGAACTTCTTTACCAACAGGTAGACAATTTCACACAGCGTCTGTTCTTTCTGATGGAAGAATTTTAATCACTGGTGGTAGCCAAGGAGCACAAAGCGCTGAAACTTATTTTGGAACTATTACAGGAAATACCATAACTTGGGTGAGTGGAACTTCACTTCCATTAGCTTTATTTTTGCATACAACTTCTGTTTTACCTGATGGAAGAATTTTAATCGCTTGTGGGGCTGATGATACATGGGTTTTTAGAGCTGAAACTTACTTTGGAACTATTACAGGGAATACCATAAGCTGGATTAGCGGAACTTCTCTACCAGTAAGTAGATATGGTCATGAAGCTTCTGTTCTAACTGATGGAAGAATTTTAATCACTGGTGGTATAGTTTCTCCGTGGACTATAAGCGCTGAAACTTATTTTGGAACTATTACAGGAAATACTATATCTTGGATGAGCGGAACTTCTCTACCAGGAGTTAGATACGCACATACACAATCTGTTCTGTCTGATGGAAGAATTTTAACAATTGGTGGAAAGGATAATGGAGTAGAATACAAAGCTGAAACCTATTCTGGAACAATTGCCGGCAATGTTATAACTTGGGTAAATGAAATTAACTTACCGGAGGGTTTAGCTTTTCATACATCTTCAGTTCTATCTAATGGAAGAATTTTAATCACTGGAGGATCTCATGATGGATTAACAATCAGAGCTGAAACTTACTTTGAAACAATTGCTGGAAATTCTTTATCTATTCTTTATTCATATGTTATTTCTGAAAAAACATTAACAAATTTTACTGTTACTTTTTCTAATACTATTGATTCAACATCCGGAATTATTTGTTGGTATGTTCCTGAAACACAAAGACAGGAATCATATAGACAAATAAGCGGTTTTAGAAACTATGATGAAGTTGGCGGGTCATTTGATTGCCCATATACAAATGATATTATCGAAATTTTACAAGAAATTATAGCACAAGCTTCTTATATTTTATTAGAAGACGGAGCATTGATGTTACAAGAAGATGGATTCGCTCTGTTCTTGGAATAAAGATTCAAACTTGCCCCTCCTACGTTTCATTCCAAATAAAAATGTAATTAATCGTGCAAGACACTAATAGCACCATTTTAGAACAAATTATAAATTTCATCGCTAGGAGGGACTTATAGAAATATGACACTTTATCCTGGATTATTTGATTTTACAAAAGAAGAAATTTTAGCGGGCAACACAACAAAAAATATATATCAACAAGCTATTTCAAAGTTTAATTATTCAAGTAGTATAGAGACATTTTATAAATATATTTCAAGAGTAAAAAAGACTTTTTCTGATGAAGATTTTGTTTCAAGTGGAGAAACTTCAGAATCTATTGAAGATAAATTTATTACATTATTAGAAAAAAAGAAAAGTGTTTCTGGTCAGCAACTTTGTGAAGAATTAAGTTGTTCTCCTCAAGAGGTTTATGAGTTAGTTGCAAATTTTAGAAAACGTGGCTATGAAATTATTTGTGATGAAAAAAATATTATTTTAAGTACCGATGTAATTTGTGGAGTAAATAAATTAGACAAGTGTTTAGAAGATAAAGAAATTATTTTTGGGGTTGCTTCAGATACTCACTTCGGTTCAAAAGCTTGCCAGTTAACAGCATTAAATGAGTTTTGTCATATTTGCAAAAAAAATAATGTAAAGTATATGTTTGTGCCTGGAGATCTTTGCGCTGGATTTAATGTTTATCCAGGACAACAATTTGAGGTTTATGCTCAATCAGCAGAGGAACAAGAAGCGTCAGTTATTGTAAATTTGCCGGCAGGCTTTGAATGGTACGCCATTGGGGGAAATCACGACTATTCATTCATTAAGAGAGGTGGTGGACATAATGTAATGCTAGCAATCGAATCCCAACGAAAAGATTTTCATTATGTTGGATTTGATGATGCTGATGTTCCTATTTTACCAGGGGTTGATTTAAAAATGTGGCATCCATCTGGTGGCGTACCTTATTCATATTCTTATAGAATGCAAAAAGGTGTTGAACAAATTACTTATACTGAATTAGCAAATATTTCTAGAAATGTTAAAGAAAAACCAAGTGTTAGATTTCTTTTGGCAGGGCATTTACATATTCAAATGCAAGCTATGTTTGGTTCAATTTTTGGAATGCAATGTGGATCATTTGAAGGACAAACTGGATACTTAAAAAGAAAAGGTTTATACCCAGTTGTAGGTGGCTATATTGTTAAGGCTGATATTACTAAAGATGGTCTACTCAGAAACTTCAGTGCAAAATTTTATATGTGGCCACGATTCATTGAGGACGATTGGAAAAATTATAAACACACAATTTCAAGAGAACCATTAACAGTTCCAATATTTAGTTAGAAAAAAATGAGTGGGGGGATTCCTCTAATCCCCCCCTCATCCAAACTATTTAGCCATGGAACCAACCGGCCGGTCGCGCCCCAGAACTATTTGGTAAACACCTCAATAACCTTCCAGAAGTAAAGGCTCACCATCAATCCAGCTCCCAGAAGAAAGCAGACCCCGTTCACAACCCATACATCAAATTGTCTCCCGCGTTTAGCCATGTCGTAGAAGTCATACACCAGGATCGGCATCCGGCCGAGATTTTCTGCTTCCTTGCCATTGATCTTCTCTTTGACCAGGGATGGGTCTACCTTCATGACCCACTTCCGATCATTGGGAGTTGATTTCCCAACAATGTGAATCAGCCCCTTTGTTGAGTTTGGAATTCCGTTTCCATTGGCAACAACCTCATCATTAACAATTGCATAGTTCGGCATATTTAAGCTACCCTCCTTAATAGAACAATTCTGCCACGCAGGTCACGCCCGCAATAACTGCAGTGATACCCTGCATTTGGGACTACCGATTTTAAACAATATCTGCTATCTATGTCGGCATAGCAATGATAGCAATGATTAATGTAAACAAACTCGAGGGTTTCATGGAAAATATCGCAGTAGATGCATGACCAGATTCCTCCCTCCAGAAGAACCTTTTTTGCCCCGCATCTACAAGCTGGGGCAATTGATTGATGGCAAGCTGCAGAAATACATCTCCATTGTTCCGGAAAGATTTCTACAGTTGGTGCACCACAAGTTTGGCACACCGGTCTAATTCTGCTGTAAATCCCGAACACCATCCTCCCACCTCTCTTTCTCCAGGATTACTTGTGCCCTCACCCAAAGGCACACGATAACACACCCTACCCATCCGAGCCCGGACCACCCAGTGAGCAGGTTGAAGGTGAACATTCCCAACCGATCCCGCTTGGTCATGATGGTTGGAAGGAAATAAATAAAAATTCCAGCGGCGATCAGAAAAACCAACATTACGGGGTCACTCGTGTAATTCTCAAAATTGCGAAAATGGCACATGTTCCCATTCTCTGTTACATCTGGATGAGTTGATAATCTGATGTCTAATAAGATTACTCTCTTGCATGTTCTCTTGATAGACTTTCATCAAGAGATTTGCCGCACGCACTGGGTTGCCGCTTCTTCGCGCGACATCTGCTCTGTCAAGAATCCACTCACGTTTATTCATAAATAATCTCCTTCTTTGGGGGGAATAAAGGGGTTAATAAAATAGTTTCTGTTCACTTATTAATATATATAGAATAATAAAGTTAATTTTAAAAAATTTTAGAACATATAATTAGACTCGCCTTCCTAAGGTAGTCCCCAATCGACTTTAAATAAATTTGAGGTCTTAGTCGATAACCTGTTTAAGGAGGATACACCATGACTTACAAAGATCAGTTTGTTGCCGAAGTAAAATCAAATGGTAAAATTTTAAGAGTAAAAGATGGGTTTGTCTATTTACCATTCGGAAGTGAGTATTCTATTCTATTAAAAAATTTAAATTCAAAACGAGCAGCAATTAAAATTTCTATTGATGGGCAAGATGTTTTATCGCAGCATAGATTAATTTTGGAACCACTTGAAACCACAGAACTTAAAGGTTTTATGCGTGGCAATGTTGCGACAAACGCATTTAAATTTATTCAAAAGACAAAACAAATTCAAGATTATAGAGGGGATAGAGTTGATGATGGGTTAATCAGAATTGAGTTTGCTTTTGAAAAACCTCTTCCTGAACCAATTATTAAAGAAGTTATTAAGGAAGTTCATCATCATTATGACTATCATTATTGGCCAGCTCCAAAATTTACATATCATTCAGGACCATATTGGATTAACGATTCTAATGTCTATAATAGTGCAGGACCAATTATAGGAACGGTAACTGGGCAAATGGTTAATGAATCAACGCTGACTGCCTACACCTGCTCTATTGGTAGCTTAGGGGTTGATGCACCTCATGATACACCTTTGAAAGATGAGGGTGTCACAGTGCATGGGAGCCATGTTCATCAACAATTTAATTATACATCAATAGGTGAATTAGAGCAAGCAGCGGTTATTATAATTCAATTAAAAGGAATGAGTTCAAGTGGAACTGTTGTTGAGCAACCAGTTACTGTTGACCAAAAAATTATTTGCCAAACTTGTGGAAACCGTGTAAAGTCTGCCCATAAGTTTTGTCCTAATTGTGGAACTTCAGTAAGTTTTTAATTAAAAAATACTTGTGGGTAGCGAGATGGGGACTACTACCCACAAGCATTCTACATCTGATTACGCATTGTAATTACAGTCAGCGATTCAATTGCGAGTCTTTTGAATCCCTTTTTATCTTGAAGGAATTTAAAAAACTCTCTGGAGTGTTCAGTTATGAACGCTCCATTATCTATGCACATCTTAATTTGTTCTGCGTTGGTAAATTCCATGACCAGCTCTATCAAATTGAATGACTCGTCATGACCAAGATAAACAACTCCATGACCATTGTTTACTTTGAGAATATGCATATGACTTCCTCCTTTTGGGGTAAGTAAAAAACAATAATTCAATTCAATTATTAATATATATAGAATAACTAATAATGCTCACAAAATAGAACAAAATATAAACTCATTACTTTTTAAAGGGAAAGAAACTATGTCAAAAGACAAAGAAAAAACTTTCGAGATTTTAACAACTGATGTGTATGGAGATTTATGTTTGGGGGATAGCTTTAATAGAAGTAATAATAGTATAAGAAAACCAAAGGGCGAAGTTCATATTTACGAAGTAAAACCTGATGGCAATAAAGAATTACTTCATAAAAGCAATCTAGTTGTTTATCAAGGAAGAGAACTTCTGGCACAAAGATTAATGTATATAGATTCAGGAGCTTCCACTAGTAGAGATGAATTTTTAGGATGGTTTGGTTTAGGCGAAGGAGGTGTAAGACCAGCTGATCCTTTAGATCCAACTCCTCCAGCAAATATTGATACTGAGTTACAATCATTAGTTCCAGTTAATGCAACTAGTGGTCCAACTTATGGGGATTATCATGCTGCAGGAGGACTCTATCCTCAAACAGGATATTATAAAAAATTATTTGATTCTGCTGTATTTGAGCCAGATATTTACAATGATAACGCAATTTTAATTATAAAAATAATTACCACTATTGGAGTTAATGATGGAAATGGTCAACAGTTAAGTGAAGCAGGTTTATATTCTTGTATTAATAATGTAGCCGGTTCAGCCGGGCCATTTCATCTATTTGGTAGAGTTACTTTCCCATCAATTATTAAAACTGACGATAGAAGATTAATTTTTATTTGGTACCTATATTTATAAAAGGTGATTTTTATTAAAAAAATAAAGGAATTATAACTTTAGACCTGGAGAAAGGATACTGATTTTATAGAAAACTAAAATATGATTTGGAGGAATAAATACAATGTCAAACGTATCTCCGGGTGTCTATACGAAGATTATCGATCTATCAACCTTCGTACAAGCAGTACCGTCAACAATTGGTTTAATATGTGGTCTAACAGATAAGGGTAGGGATAATGAACTTCTTTTTGTTGGATCAAGATCAGAATTTATTTCAGAATGGGGAAGCCCAAATATTACTCATTTTGGAAAAAATTATGGGCAAGGTCCTTATATTGCTTATAACTTTTTAGGAGAATCAGGATCATTATATTGGATGAGATGTCTTCCTGAGGATGCAGCTTTTGCAAATATTAAGTTAGATGCAATTCTTGGGGCAACTGATGCAAGTGCAAGTATTGTTATTTCTTATGTTGACGGAATTAACACAAAATCGGAACTAAAAACAAGACTAACTTCTTCTGGAACTACATTCCCAATTGCAATGTTGTATCCAATTGGAAGAGGAGCCTACTACAACCAAATTGGCATTCGTCTAACAGCTTATTCAAACCCAACAGTTTTTGGTGTTTATGTGTTGGATGTTTATGAAAAGCAAGCTGATGGCCAAGATGTAATTATTGAGTCATTTAATGTTTCATTTGAACCTACAGCTACAGATTCAGCTGGGGATTCATTATTTATTACGAATATTTTAGCAACCTATTCATCAATTCTTCGCTGTGAAATGATTCTTCCTAATGGCGAGTATACAGATGGTTATAAGAAAACAGTTAAAGTTTATGATAAAAACTTAGGATTTATTGTAATAAATACAACAAGTGGTTCAGCATCAATTTCAGATAATAAACAAGATTTTACAGACTGGGATACCGCTCCAGAAACTGGGTATGCTAACTATGCAATTACTGCTAAAGATGGAAAAGGAGTCACAATTTGGGGTTGGTTGGGAGCCGCAACTAATGTGGATGGAACAGAAATTGGTATTTTCCCAGAAAGATATTTAACTGGTGCAACTAAAGGATGGGGCGGGGATGTCGCTAATTTTAATGCAGCATCAAACATTACTTATTACATCCAAGTAGCACTTGCAAATCTTTCAGCACCATTTATTAGCTCTGAACCAGTACCTTTAAGAAAAGGATCAGATGGGTCGCTTAGAGATTCAACTGGAGCTATTATTCCTCAAGAAGCAGAATCATTACTAGAACAAGCATATTCAGGATTGATTGATGATAATATTTTAGATACTGAAAATGTTTATTTTACTCTAGTATATGATGCTGGTTATCCAACAGATGTAAAAACAGCAATTAGTACTCTATGTCAAACAAGAAGAGATTGTGTTGCAATTGTTGATAATGGAGATAATTCTACATTCCAGCATGCTGTTGATACTAGATCTAATAATCATCCATATAATACTTTCTATCTAGCATTGTATGAATGTTTTAGTAAGGTATCAGATGCATTTACTGGTGAGGATGTATGGTTCTCTCCAATGTACCATATGTCATATCTATTACCTAGAAATGATAATGTTGGAGAACTATGGTATGCAGCAGCCGGTTTCCAACGTGGTGCGATTGACACAATTAAAGAACTAAGATTCAACCCAAGACTTGGTCAAAGAGATCAAATGTATTTGAAGCAACTTAATCCAATTGTTAAGTTTTCAGCTGGCTACGTTGTTTGGGGGCAACTAACAAGCCAAGCAAGACCAAGTGCATTACAAGATTTAAATATTGTTAGATTGGTTCTATATTGTAAGAGAGCTCTAGAACAATTCTGTCGTTTCTTTATTTTTGAACAGAATGATCCTATTACTTGGGGTCAGGTATCATCTAACATTACAGCATTCCTAGAAGCAATTAAAAACAGAAGAGGTTTGGATTCATACTCTGTTGAAGTTGGAGCATCAGATTATGAAAGAAAAACAAAGAAATTCCATGTTAATGTTCGTCTACAACCAACCAGAGTGGTGGAACAGATAGAATTAAATTTTTTCATTGAATAATTTTAAACCAAAAAAAAGGGTCGTATAGCAGAGTTAGCTATGCGACCCTTTTTTCCGTCAGTGTTTATTGACTCTGTGATACTTTAATTCACGAAATATCCCACCATGTTCCATCTTTGAACCAATTTCAGTATCATCCTTTATTTCAAATATATAAATATAATCTGTACCTTTTAAGTCTTTTATAAAATTATTGGCAATAGAAGCTGCTAGTTCCGAGTCTTTCTTTCTTTGTTCATTATAAAATATTATTTGAATTGAATTATCGCTATTAAATTGTTCTTGACTTATTTTGTGTCTTTCCATAAATTGTTTTTTATAGTCTGTATAGCTAATTTTTTCTTTAATATATCCTTGTGAAATTTCTGTCGTTATTTTTTCTAATAGTTTTCTCTTTTTTATTGTTAGAGGAATTTGTGTTGTAGCATTTCCAAAAAGTAGTTTAGCATGGTCCGTATTCTTAATAAATTGTTTTACATCATCAAATGTTTTTATTTTGAATGGCCACACAACAATAAAAGAAGAAGAGCTAGAGTTTGTTACAAAGTCAAATTTTAACTTCACTTTTAGTTGTCCTTTCTTTAATATATAATACTTTAAAAAACAGAGCTAGCAATATAAGCACTGCCCCGCATCCTTTATAAAAATCGCTATAAAAATCTTTAACACAGTATGCGAAAATATAGAACTCAATTGCAGCTGCAAGTAATATTATAAAAAGTGATAAATTAACTGGAATCCACAAATTAAGGAAGTCAAGGAGTTTTTTCAAGAGTTAGCCCCCCTAATGATTTGTCAAAAGTATATTGTTCTTTTTCGATAGTAAAGGATGTTTTAGAATACTCGTCTACTACTCTATTAATTGCTAATTTGCAAAAATTTATAATAATAAAATTCATCGTTCTAACTTCTTGATCCCCTATATAATTACTTCTTTCAAGCTCCCATTCCTCACAGAAGCTATCATATACATCATCTGAATGAGATCTACGAAGTGGGTTATCAACAGTTTTGACTACCAATTTTAACTCATTGAGAATATGAAGAAAATATCCACAAACTCTCGGATTAATATTCGGATTATTCATTAAACAAAATACTGGGCTTTCTCTTACGGCTATTGCAATTGTATTTAAATTTTTTAAATCAATAGCGGTAAACTTAAAAATTCCTGCTTGTTCGCGCATATTTAAATGACTTTTAATATCAAAGTTGTCTGGAATAAAAACATATTCTAACATAGTATAAATACCTGATGGTCGATCATTACCTGGTCTTATAAATTTCCTAGTACTAGAATCCGAGAGGGCATTTGTTTGGGGTAGCTGTAAGGATTTCCCTGAACCTTTTAAACGGTTTCGAATTTTTCCAAACATCTTCAATTGTCCTTTCATGTAGGGATACACTCCAAGTTTCTTTATCAGCAAAACTGCAAGGCATTAGTTTCATATCTGGAGTTATATATGCAGACATTCTAGCAGCTTCGCACGTATCTATACACATAGCCTGTAAAGGAGTTTTAGGTTCTGTATACCCGGTAACATAATTTACTAGACAACTATCCATTCCAACTTTAAATTCACATTGTGGTTCAAACACTCGTTCTGAAAATGAGATCATTTGAAGTTTTGTTGGGGTTAATTCTGGAAATAATTTACTAGCACCTTGTGGTTTAAATAATAAAAAAACTACTGCATTTAATTTAGAGAGATCAAACCATCCCTCTATATTTTTTTGATATTTACGAGTTTTCCATGGATTATAACCCCAAAGAATTCTTATGCATCTGTTATAGGTTTCTTGAGAAAAGACTAAATGTATATTGGTTTTGATATTGGCATCCATAAGGTTGTTAATGGCTTTATAGGTAAATTTTTGGTTATAATCACTTACAGCTACGGCACCACAGTTTTTTGAAATATCAATTTGGTCGGAGGTCAAATTTATACCACTAGTTGTATAGTTTGGGACAACCTTATTTATAGCGGCGTGTTTTATAATTTGTTTGAAATATGGATGATGATTTGGGTCTCCTCTGCCTCCTAATGCTACCTGATTTGTATGACCTTTTACTTCATCAATAATTCTTTTAAAATCCTGGAGTTTCATATGCTCTTCTTTTCCATGACCTTGGTAACAAATTCGGCATTTGTTTTTGCACTCGCCCATAATTCCAATATCTAATAGTGAAGGAAGTTCTAACCAAAATGGATCTGGCTTTCCATTTATTCCTCTCAATAGTTCAACTCCAGTTTTAGTGTTAAAAAATAACTCATAAGAATCATTTGAAAATTTCTTATTAAACTTTAATCTCATTACAACTTTCTTTTCCATTTCTATCTCCTTTTAAGAAAAAAATATAAGTAGAAAGTATCATTTATTAATATATATAGTTTATTCTTTCCATTAGAAACTTCTAGAACAAATATAAAATTTATAAGTTCACGGAAAAAGCGTGAAAAAAATGATAGAATTACTGTATAAACTGGTTGCTATTTTAAGTTGATAATAAAGTTATTCAAATTAAAATGGTAACTTGGTTAAAATTATAGAAAACATTAAAAAGAGGTTTTCAATTTATTTGGAGGTTCGACAATGGCTGATATTCAAAATTCTTTTGGCGCCGTTATGAAAAACAAACTTTCTAGAGGTTTCGGAGGTTCGGTTGCTGGTGTAGCGGATCCGTATGTAACTGGTTACCATTTTATTTCATTTGCAAAATTACCAACTAATCTACCAACATACACAGGCATGTCAATAGATAATATGTCTAATCTATTAGCAGGCGCTTGTCTTTCAGTTACCCCTCCAGGAGGCACATTAAACAAGGTCGAATTTACTGGCCTTGGTGGTATTAAATGGGCAGTTCCTGGTAACGTAGATTATGGTAATTCAGTATCTGTTAAATTCTTAGAATTTAATAGCACCCCAGTTTTAAATATTTTCCATGGATGGATTAAGATGATTAGAGATTATAGAAGTGGTGTAAGTAATCTATCATCAGATTCCGGTGGATACAGCAAATCTAATTATGCTTCTTTATTATATTACTGGACCACAGCACCAGATGCTAAGTCTGTTCAATATTATGCTTGTTATGATGGTGTTTTCCCTGTAAAAGACCCACAAGATTTATTCTCAAGTGATGTTGAAACAGTAGGAAGACTTGATCCAGAAATCGAGTTTAATGTTGACTACATTTGGCACGAACAATGGGTAAAAGATAATTGCACCACCTTAGCAAATAATATTTTTGCTATTAAAGCTTCCGTAGTTGAAAATTACGGAACCACAGTTGCGTCAGCGTCACGCTAATCAAATTCGAACTGAAAGGAGTTCAAGTTTATGTTTAAAGGTTTTAATATCAAGTATCCCGAATATGAAATTATCACCCCTCAAACTGGTTGGTCTATTAATGTAAGAACTATGAATGTTCAGGAAGAGGAAAGATTAAAGGGGAGTATCCTAACTCCGTCTTCTATCACTGATCATTTAAATAAGTGCTTATATGATACCATTACAAAAAAACCAGCGGAAATACATGATTATGATTCGTTTCTAAGACAAATTACTTTAAAGGATAGAGATGCATTATTGTATGGTCTCTATCATATTACTTATGAAGATATTAGAAATTATGAAATTAATTGTGGAAACTGCAAGAAAACTTATGCTGTTACTATTAAGGCATCAACTACATTTAATATTAATTCATACCCAAATAAAGATATTCTTACTAAAAAAGTTACTAAAGAATTATCAATTTCTAAAGGAGTTTTCGTTACATTAAGGCAACCAACATTATTTGACGAGATGACAGTAATGAAAACTGTGCAGTCTGCTATGTTTAGTGTAGACTTAATTACTGAAACTTTAATTATTGATAAATTTCAACATGATCCAGATAGCGGAGACTCTGTTGTCTATACTGAAAGAGATGATATTATTAGTGCTTATCAACAATTACCTGCACTTGATAAGAGAGATATTTATAAAATATATAGAGAAGAATTTGGGCAATATGGAATCAACCTTAAAATGCGCTCCACGTGCATTCACTGTCAGAACCAAGAGGAGGTTGACATAGACTTAGTCCAAAACTTTTTTCGGATGGTGTACACAATTTGATATTATAGGTAACTTTAAAGATATTTTACAAAAAAATATTTATACTTGTATGGAGATGAGTAAGCAATCTTATTTTGAAGTGACCTTAATGCCAGTTCAAAGATTCCATGAGTATATGAAATGGAAAACAAGATTGGAAGAAGAAAAGTCAAAGATGCTTCAGGAGGTTACTAAGAAGTGACAATAACATCTGATATTCTAAAAAGATTTAATACAGAGGTTGTTGGGTCTAATCAAACTCTTTATGACTTTCTTCCAAAAATTGCATCTGTTGGGGATTTCCAAAGAATAAAAGATATTAATGTTATTATATCATCATGGAATAATATTCTTTTAACTCCTAAAAGAACATACTTACATGATCCAGAATATGGAAGTGATTTATTCAAACTGATTTTTGATCCAGTAGATAATATTACAGTTGAAAGAATTAAAAATGAAATTGTTTTGGCAATAAGAAAATATGATAGTAGGGCTGAAATTGAAGATATTACAGTAACTCTACTAACTACTAAAAAAGGTTTTTCTGTTACTATATATGTAGACTATAATGGAACCAAAGGGTCTTTATCAATTAATTTCGATGAGACTACTTTTATTACAACAGAAACAACATCGGGGGCTTAATGGCAGCACCTGGAAGAACCCATCAAAAATATGAGCGCTTATATTCTTATATACATGAATATCAACGCTTAGTTTATGATTTTTATAGTAAGGATGCTGTTGCTTTTTTAACAACTTATTATCATATAAATACAGGAACAACTGTATGGGATAACGAGTATTTATTTGGCGGCTCGTATGAAAATTTAGGTGAATTATCTGGATTAAGATGGGATAAAATTTTATTATTGCCGGTTTATTTTATTGAAGAAATGTCAACTGCTTACGATGCCCAAGAAATAGGATATATAAAAGAAGGAGAAACATCTTTTGTTATTCCAAGTTCCTATGGTTTTACTCCATTGCCCGATGATATTATTAAATTAGAATCCGAGTATTTAAATAATCTTAATGACACCTATCCACTTTATACAGTTATGGGAGTTGAAAAATCTTCTAATACTCAAAGAACATTCTGGAAGTTAAAGGTTCATGTTGAGCAAAGCCAAACAGTATCCGATATTGATGCACAACTTGGAAATGTTTATACTTTCTTTGATTATGATAAAAAAATTCATACTTTAGAGGATTCTGAATTTTTAACAAAACTGTTAATTAAAAATGAAAAATTAAGAGAAGTATGTAGAAAATTTTTATATGACTGTAATAGCGGATACTACTTTCAAAATCCTATAGTTCCGCCAATTTGCTAATGAGGTATTGGGATGGCCACAAATAACGATAATATTTCTAGTCAAATTTTTAAATCAAGAGATCAAATTAGAAATCAGATAACAACAATGTTAAAGAGTTATCTGGAACTAGAGAATGTGGATCTTACCAAATCTTCATTTTTATCATTCTTAGTTGAAATTTTATCTACCTTAACAAGCAATGTTTTATTTTATCAACTATCAACATATAGAGAATTTTTCTTAACAAAAGCTCAGTTACCAAGTTCAATTTATAATTTAGCTGCATTCTTAGGTTATAAACCAGCCGGTGCAAAAGCATCCAATGTTAATTTACTTTTCACATTCCCTTTTACGTTTCAAGATCCGGTTGTTGAATTTACAATTAAAGATGCTTTTAAAGTTACGTCAGATAGTGGAATAGAGTTTAGAACTTATTATTCTACAGCCATAACAATTACCAATAATTCACAAGTAAGAGTTATAGTAACAGAAGGAAATAAAATTTATAATATTCCTGTTGATATTACAAGTGAAAATTTTTCTTTTGTTTTACCATTTAGTCAATATCAAATGAATTCCCAAGAATTTCAAATTGCTCAAGACTTAAAAAAATATCAGTTTGTTTCATTAAATGCCTCATTTGCTGGGCAGGTATCAACAACTGAAGTTCAAGTTAAACCACCAGGATCAGCTGGGTATGAAACATACACACAAGTTAGCAGTCTTTTTCTTATGGATGCAATGACTAAAGGGTATGTTAAAAATAGAACAGATGGCGGGATTGAGTTACAATTTGGTAATGGTCTAATAGGTTATCAACCAAACCCTGGGTCTAATGTTTTAGTTACTAATATATTAACTAATGGTCTATCCGGCAATGTTATCTCCGGATCAATTAAAAGCGGTGAAAGACTTTACACTACAACAATAGTTGGGGTTCCAAAAGTTGTTCAATATAATTTAATTAACACTTCATCTGCTTTTGGCGGGCATGATGAAGAATCAATCGAACAGACTCGTCAAAATTCAATTGCAAGTTTAACAACTCTTAAAAGATTGGTAACAGAAAATGATTATATTAATGCAAATGTGGTTATTGAAAATTCACCAATTGGGCAAAATTCTTTGCCTGTTTTAAAAAGATCAGACTTAAAAGTTAATGAAATTTCATTATTTTCAACATTAAATTATTTGGACAAATTAGTTCCAACCAGAGATTTTTATGAGTCATTTACTGATTTATATATTCCAAGAGAGACTGTTTTAACTGATACAGATGGGAGTGAATTTTATACAGTTTTTGATATGCAAATTGATCCTTTAAATAGTATTGCTAATTATACTTATATATTAAAAGAGATTCAACAAATACCAAGTTTAGTAACTAGTTATGGTTCAACTTATAATTTATATTGTGATTTATTAAAAGTAAGAAGAGTTGGTAACGGGGCAGAGTATCAACTAAATTTTAAATCTAATGAAGTGGATTCTTTTATTACTTCAGCACAGTTTGAAATTTTAGAGACCGGATATACACAACCAATGGTCAATGATACTACATCTTTTATTATTTTCTTTCCAGATTATAACACTATACCAAAAGGTGAATTAACATACTATTTTACTATTGCCCATGCAATGGGATTAGTCGGGCAATATCAAGCACGTTTAATTTTTCGTAATAGTTTAGAAGATTTTACAATGTCTGATGTTGTTCAAACTGATTCAAGCACATTTATTGTTTATGATATTCCTACAATTTCAAAAGATTTTTATAACAGTATAGATCAGGTTGACTTTGAGTTGAATGTTTTTCAGACTATGTTAACCACAATGACTTTTAAAGATTATAGAATGTTAACTGATTTCGTAAGTTTTAAGTTTGCAAATACTACTGGTTTAATGAAAAATATGCAACTAAATGAAGTCACTAAACCTTCAGTTATTGATATTCTATCAATCCCTCCTTTAACAGGAGTTCAAGGAGATAGATATATTGTTGAAAATGGTACTGGAAGTTGGGTAGGAAAAGATAATCAAATTGCAACTCTATTTGATTCTACCGGAATGATTTGGGTTTATACTTTACCCAAAATGGATGATTTATTATTTGTATCAAACAGAGGAAAGAAATATATATACGGAGATTTAGTATGGGTTATTCCTGAATATACTGTGCCTTTACAAATTGAAATTGAAGTTGTTAAAAGTACATCATATTCTGGTTCATTGCCGGATCTTGCAAATCTTGTTCGCCAAACACTTGTTGAAGCTTTTACAAGTCGTTTTGGAATTAACACCCCAATTTTCAGATCAGAAATTATTGAAGTTATCCAAGGAATTTCCGGCGTTGACCATTGTAATATTATTAAACCAGAATCTAACATTTTTATTAATTTTAATTTAAAAGATTTAACACAGGAAGAACTTTTAAGATACGGACCTGAATATATGTACTTTACTATAGATAATATTACTGTAAGGATCTTTTAACTATGGATATTTTGCAATCTAAAATTCCTACTGATCTAACTAATTTAAAAAGATTTATTAATCATTCCGCTGCTCATGAACTCGATGCATTAACAGAAGCTTGCTATTATCCAAGAACAAAAAAATTTTACTTTGAATTACTAAATTTATTAAAAATTAAAGAGAGTGATATTAAGGAATATATTAAAAGATTATATAAAGGAACAAAAGCAGAACAAGGATTTCAGGTAATCAAAGATCCTGGTGCAGTTATTTTAGTTTTTATAATGCATCAATTTTTAAGAAAAAGAGATCAACAAGCATATTTTTCTACAATGCTGTATTATATGATTGTTCAATATGCACATTTAATGTATAAACAAATGCAGTATTGTAATATAGATACTTTTAGATATACATTAGATACTCTTACAAAAACTCATTTATTCGCTAGAGAAAAAACTATTTCAGGAAGCTTGTATTATTTAACAACTGAAATGACTAAAAATTTTACCTCTACTTTAAAAGAGTTTGAGGATACAGAAAGAATTATTGATTTTATGTTAGTTGCTAGACATAGAATTTCTCAAAGTGTAAAGAGTTTTGCTGAAAATTATTATTCTCATAGATATGCAGGCATTGGAATTAAAACACAAACCGAACCTGGGGAAGATGATGCTAATGCATATCAAATGAAAACACAGGCTCATGGGCAAGGTATTGTTGATAAAATATTAACTAAAATTATTACAGTTAAACAAGTAGATATTAAAGCCTTTGAAGAAGCAAAAGAAATAACAAAAATTAAAACTTCAATTGCTATGCTTATTTCTGATAATCTTGCAAAGGATATTCATTTAAATAATTTAAAAATAACTTTACATTTATTTGTGCAAGAGTTGGTTAATACAAGTGATTTATGCGGTGATAAATTTTATGACTACGTAAAGAAATTAATGGCAGTTAAAAGAAGTTCAAACCCCCACTTTTTCAAGAATCAAGTTAATATTCTCTTAGTTGAAATTTTAAAAGATATTAAACAATATAAAACATATGAAACATATACTAATCAAACTAAGTTTATTGTAACCTCTTTTTTAGCATATTATTTAGCATTAATTGTTCGTAACACACTATGTTAATTTAAAAAGGAGCTTGGTTATAAAATCCAGAAGTATCTTGTTTCATTAATCCATTAGCTTTTGCTTTTATATCACCCCCGACTCTTGAGACTGTTCCCTCTACACCTTGCACAGTTGTTGGAGCAGTATTAGCGGTCTTATATAATATCCCGCCTGGAGATGGAATAGTTTTATTATCAGTATCTCTTCTCTCACCATCAGACATTCCTGTTGAACTTAATCTTTTTGCAGATTTTCCTCCTGTTAAAGCTGTTAAATATTTTCCAAGAGTTGGTCTTGTTCTATCAAGATCTTTTGGAGAAGATACCATACTACTATATAAACTTCCAAAATCAATCCTTACATCAACCATTGATAGTTTTTGTGTAAATGAAATTTGTTGTTGATCACCGCCTTTAACAATAGTTATATTTGAAATATATGCTGGATCTAAATCAAAAATTCCAGGTGAAGAAATTCTATGTAAAAATGGCCAGCTATATAATACTTCATTTTTGCTTGAAACTTGTGGTAACCCAAGAAGCATAATAGCAGCAATTGGCCCGATAATATATTTATTAGTTGCACTTTCACTTGATGGGTTGGGGTTATATAGTCTAATAGTCATTGTATATGATGGTTCAAAAGCACTATTTTTCCATAGCATTGGAAAATCCATTCTAGCTCCCATAGCCATTTCAGCTACAAGCCCGGCGCCTCCACCTATAAAGTCATCCAGGGCCCCTCCAAGGTCTCCTGCAAGATTTATACCTTTTTCTAGGAATCCCCCCGCCATTTTACTAAGAGACCCACCTCCTTGTAGTTTAACAGCCATATCCATTGCATGCTTTCCGAGTTCATGTGCATTTCTTACTCCGGCCATTTGAGCCAATGAACTTCCAACATCTCCGGCTACTTCGGTTATTCCTTGAATAAAATTTTCTCCATAAGTGTTTGTAAAAGAATCTGTTGGAAAATTATCAGCAATATAAGCCATTTCTAAAAAACTACCTTTTCCCTGATTTAACCTAAAGCCATGTTTTTGTAAAAGTTTAGTATATTTATCCCAGGTGCTTTTTCTTTGAACTAAAGATAAACCTTTTAAAAATTCAAGCTCTCCTGGTTCAATTCTAACAATCGGCATAGAATTTGCAATAGCTTCATTTGTCTGAGCTAAAAGATTTGCCGGAGGCATACCGATAATAAAATCAATGGTTCCTGTGGCTGTTATAGAATTTTCTTGATTACTTCTAACTAAATTTCTGTCAGCCTCTCCTCTTGGGTATGCCTGAATTTCTTCATTCCTATTTTTAGTTACTATAGCATCATATTGTTCTTGCAGTTCTTGAATGGCTGCCCCTCCGGCATTTGTAAGTTTATCTACAGTAGCGCTGATTCCCGAAGAAATTCCAGCTTGTACTTGACTTACGCCTGCTCCAATATTAGGAACATTAGGAACCATCGAAGGAGTGAATGATGGAACATTTGGCAGAGCTGGTGTTTGTATTCCAAAAGTTGGAAGTGGCATTATTTAATCTCCTTAATGTGTTGAACTCATTCCGTTAATACTCATTTGTTTATAGAAATCCATACCTGCTGTTACAGCTTGTTGCCCAGCACTTACGGCAGTCTTTTTAGCATCAACTACTGTAGGACTATTCACAACACTTTGGAATACAGAAGGAGCCTTCTGGACAAAATCTTTTTGTAAAGCTGCGGCATTTTTTGCTATTTCATCACTTTGTCTTTTTAATGCTGCAACAATTCTATCTGGGGCTGTTTCTAAAGTTGAAACCTCTGTTGCAGCAAGTTTACTCATTTCCATTTCAACTGACTTAACTAATTCTTTAACTTTTTCTCTATGCTTAGGATCAACCTCAGACATAAACTTTTTATAAGCCTCACCACTTTTATCTTGAAGCATTGCCATTATGGATTTAACTTGAGGTTGTGTTAAATCCATTGCAGACTGTGTCATTTGGTTCATATAACTTTGTAATTCTGAAACCATTCTTTCTGCTTCTGGGCCATATTGCTTTTTTGCATCTTCTAATTCAACTGCAAGATTCTTATATAATTCAGTTTGTTTAGTTTTATCCCAATATGCTGAAGTTGGATTTATAATTGCACTTACTAAACTAGCAACTTTTGGTCCATACTTTTCAGTATATTCATTTTTTATTTCTTCTGCTTTAGCTTCTAAAGCAGAGACTTGTCTATTAATTAGATAACCAGCCTGTTGAGCTTCATTTTCAGCTAATTCGCCTATAGTCAGATTTGCTTTAACTTTTCCATCAAT